TTATTTACTGCAATTTTGCAAGGGTTTTACAAATAAAAGTTTAGTTTATCTCTACCTCCCCGTTGTCGTTTATTCGGTAACGTCTGTTAACTTTCCGTCCGTGCTTTTTTTCGTGGCATTTAAAACATAAAGCCATTAAATTATTTGTTCCCGTTGCTATAGCTGGATCCGTCACGTTATCTTCCGTTAGTTCGGTTATATGATGTACGTACCGGCTCGGGTTGTATTCGCCCTTTTTTAAACATTCCTCACATAACGGTTGTTCGGCCAGGTACGCCGCGCGTGCTTTCTTCCATACCGCGCTTTTATAAAAGCTACTGTCTACCGCTCGCATTGATTGCCTCCTCCCATATTTCGCCAAACGCCATTAACGCGGCGCGGTGCCATTCGTAATACGTCCGCTCGGATCTCTCGCCGTGATTAAAAAGATCGTTCCACGGTACGCGGTTAACGTACTTTTCCGTTAATATCCATTTATCGCGGGCGTTTTCCAGGGCGTTTATTTTAATTATCAGATCCGCCTTTATTTCCGCTGCCTCCACGCCCGCCTTTATTAACTTTTCAAATACGGCCTCGCGGCGTTCTATAAGCCGCTCAAACTTTGCCGAATTGCTGGCGGTCGCCTGGACGCGTAAGCCGTACGAATAACCGCCTAACCCCGCGATCGTTTCTATTATTGCGCAGTACGCCTCGTAAATCCTTATATGCTTATTTTCGGCGTTTATATAGCGCATTAGATAGCTTTTAATTGTTTTCTCGTTCATTCGTCGCCCTCAATCTTTAATTTGAACGTATACCGAATTTTCGGCTTATTGTTATGTATCCTATACGCGTTGATTATCCAGCGCTTTAACGCTCTGCATTTATCGGTTATAGCCATGCAAACGCGGCATATAATATTTTTTTCGTACTGGTTTAATCGTCCGTTAACGAAATCGAAATCACTCTTTAAAAGCTGGTTTTCGCGCCTTGCGCTTTGTAATCGTTCTTCTACCAGGTCGATATAATCGGCGATCCGTTCTATCTCGTAACGTTCAACCAATAACGTTTGTTTGTTTGTCGTCTTGTCGTTCATGCGAGCCACTACCCCGCGTAACTCTAAATTATTGATTAATTCCATTTGCTTTTTGTTTCCTCCGTTTCTTTTTTTGGTAGTATTCACATTTAGGGCAATTATTGTTTAGATCTAATATTAGCTGGTCGTTCCAGTAACAGCGGTTTAGCTGGTATTCTTTGTCGTATGTGATGTAAAAACAATTACGGCAAAATTTCATCAGCCCCTTAAAACCTTTAGCTCCCTGGTTAAAAAGTTATCAACATTATCCACGTGGAAAACTGGTTTATTCTCTCGCGCGCGCGTATTATATATATCAGTATCTGTATCAGTATCTGTATCTGTATCTGTATCGGGTTTTTTGGGTTTTTTTGAAAACCGTTCGCTTTTTTCGGTATCCGTTCGGTTGTTTTCGGTTTTTTTAGGGCGTCCGCCGAGCTTTCCGTTTTCCTGGTTTTTTAAGCATTTCTCTATATACTTTTTGTTTTCCTCCTGGATCCGCGGGCGCTCGTTGTTAAAGGCTAACTGCATAATAGGGCTTTTAAATTTCGGCTCGGTGCCGTCCTTTGAGTACGCGATCATTGCACGCACAAGCTCGCCGAATTGTTTATCATTTAGCGTTATATATCGGTCCATGATGTCGTAGTATATAAGCATACTTTTTTTATTCATTATCGGCGGGCCTCCTATTCCATTTCAAACTTGCGAACGGATCGCGCTCGGCCCTCTGAAAACTCACGGTCGCCCCGCAATTATTGCAAAGAAACATTATAAGCGGCATTAATTGCCCTTTTATCTTTTTTACCTCTGCCCCGCAAAACGGGCACGGCTTAATTGTTATTTTTGTGTTAGCTTTCATTGTTTAAAGTCCCCTTATTGCCCTTTGATAATTATTATCGTATTCCTCCAGGCGTTCGTTTACCGCCTCTTTGGATCCCGCTAATTGCGGGTTATTCGCTACTGCATAGCGGCGCTCTCTTGTTATGCTTTCCCAGCCCGGTAATTTTTCCGCCTCTATCAAGTTAAAATAATCGTTAATTATGTCGGCTTTCATTTTGCCGTTATCGGCTCTGCCGTTTACCATGTTGATTTGTGTTGCTTTAACTACCGCCGCGTTGCTTTCCCGGGCCTCGGTATTGGTAAGCATTACCTCTATAACGCGGTCGTATAATCTCTGTTTTCTTTGCTTAAATTCTTTATTCACGTTTCTTTTTACCTCCTAAAAATTCGGTTTCTACGTCGTTTGACGGTGTTATTGTTATTTCTATTCTCGGGTTAGATTTGTCGTATTTAACTCGGCTCCCGTCATGCGAAACGATTATCGTGCAGTTATCGTCTGCAAGGATCCCCGCTTTAACTAACGCGTCGTCTATCGCCTCTAAAAGATTAGTCAAATCTACCCTCCGCCTGGTCGGCATGTAGAACACCGCGCACAAACTAATCGGGGTATTAATTTCGCAATATTTCAATTCTTTCACATACTTTATTATTCGATTTTCAAAATCTACATATTTGGCGGAGGGTAGAATTAACACGCGGTTATTTACCTTTACTACCCGCTGGCTGTTCTTTTTCGTCACGGGCGTAACCGGTATCTTAAATTTAATTATTTGAATATCGTTCATATAAATTCAATAATTTCCCGATCGCGTCGGCATAATCTGCGAGGGCTATAATATCTATCCACTCGGCAGCGCTTGCGGTTATCGTCACGCTTGCGCCAGGCTCGGCGTTTTCTATTGCCTTTTCGATTTTTACCATTAATTTATTTTTCATTTTTCCGCATTACCTCCAATTTGATTTGCGCCTCTTTTAAGCTGTGCAATGCGCCCGTTACGAAACGGTGTCCCGCGGGCGTACTGATCGCGATATAGTAATAACGGCGCTCGCCCGCTTTTTCGCTGATGATTTTAAATTCCGCCTCGGTCCTTTTCATACGAACGGTAACCCCTCGGGCGCCTCTTCAAACTCGGGCGCTTTCGCCTTGTTATTCGTCGGCGCAAAACGGACCTTTTCGCCGATAACTGAAACGCTCTCGCGTGGCTTTCCGTCTTTATCGGTCCATTTGTCGATCTGCGCGCGTCCCTGGATCTGTATTAAGTCGCCTTTTCGCATTTTTGCGTCTATAAAATCAGATGTTTTACCGAACGATACGCAGTTAAAATAATCGGTTATTTTCTCGTCGCCCTTTGTAAACTCGCGGTCGATCGCGACGGTATATTTAACAAATTGTTTTGATGTATCGGCGCGTAACTCGGGGTCCCTGGTTAATCGTCCCTCTAATATGATTAAGTTCATTTTTCTATTTTTACCTCCCTCGCGTCCTTTAACATTTGATTTGATATTTCTTTTACTTGCTCGTAATTAAGGTCCGTTAATTTGTGGATCCCGTGACGGTTACAAAATTCCGTTACCGTTAAACCGTGGTCCAGGATAAATAATTTAAATTTTTCCAGCTCTTCAGCGGTCAGCGCCTGGCGGGCTTTCGTGTTTTCCGCGGTGTCGGGGTCCTGGCGGCTGTCGTCTATTGCGAAAAGCCCGCATAACGCGTACTTCCTCGCGTAACTGCTGCATGCGCCCGTTACTTGCGCCGCGATCTGTCCTTTTACGTCAAACTCCTCGCGCGCCCGGGCGGTCGCTATTAGCTCCTCGTTGCCGTCCGCCTGGCGTAAATGCACGTTAGCTTTTAAGTAATAACGATCGCCTATTAATTCGATTTCGTCGTCGAGCCATATAATAAGCCCCTCCTCATATAACAGCGGTTTTACGGCCTCTAATATCTGTTCCGCGGACCGATAATTATATTTACCAAAGTCGTTACGCTGGTCCTTGTTTACGCGTAATTTCTGCTGTACGCGTGACAGCTTGCAATATATATTCATTAGTAAACGCCCTCCGTTATGTCGTATGTATAGGTCCTATTCGCTGGTAAAACTAAAACGTTTTCCCAGGTCACGCGATAGTCGCCAGGGCCTAACTGTTTAACTTCCGTCGCCTCGCAAATAACCTCGGTCGCGTGATCGGTAAAGCGGCGCGTGTATAATGGGCGCTCCTTTTCCCGAGTATTAAAAAATCTGTGTTCCGAAATGTATTTAATGTCGCTCGGCGTCATTACGCTTTGGTCGTATTCCTTTTTTAATATATCCATACTTAAAACCTCCCTTTTACTTTTAATAGTTCCTCTACGTTAAATTTAATTGTCGATTTGTTACTGCTTTCGTTCTGTCGGCTCGCGATCGTTCGGTCGTCGTTTAGCTCCGAATGATATATCGCGCGCAATTCGTATGCGCTCCAGCCGAACGGCTCCAGCTCTTTTATAGTCATTCGCTTTTTAGGATATTCCACGGCTGGCCCTCCTTGCTCTAATCATGCGGGCGCGCTTTTTGCGTTTGATTTCTTTATGCACGTCTACCGCAAGTAATATCGTCGTAAACAAGCTGTACGCCATGAAAATTAATAAGATCCATAAATATCCAATAGTCATTTTTACGCCTCCCCTCAATAGTCAAGCTCCAGCGCGGGGCCGATTACGTCCAATAAAACGCCGTCCAGGCTATCGTAAATGCTGTCGCCCTCCCAGTATTCGGCTAAAGCCTCGTCTAAAAGGTCCGCTAAAAACTCCTCCGAATATCCCGTACGTATTGCCGTTACGAAAAGTATCTGCTCGGCTTTTCTGTACCAGTTGTTAAAAACTCTACTCATGCTAAAATTCTCCTTTACGTTTCTTTAATTTTACTAAAGTGTCCGATAAAAAAATTAGTAATCTATATCTTCTATTCTGATGTCGAGCGCTTGCGCTAATTTCTTTAGCGTTGTTATTGTCGGGTTGCAGCGCTTGCGCCGGAGCTTTGTTATCGTGGTCGTCGATACGTCCGCTTTTTCCGCCAGCTTTTCGTTTGTGAGATCCTTAAGCGCTATCCACTTCCCGAGCGTCAATTTCTCCATGCTTTTATTTTCCCTCCTCTCTTACTTTAGTTAATCTATTGTTTGACCGTATATTACTATAGCGCAAATATTCTGTCAATACTTTTTTTGTTTTTTTCTAAAAAAATATTGATTTTTTATTTAATGCACATTATTATTATGTTCCGAGGGGGTGTTTATAATGAAAAAGGAAATTAATATTATTATCGGTGAAAACATAAAACGTTATTTGACAGCTACGGACAGATCGCAAAAAGAGCTGGCCGAGGCGCTGGGCGTTACCGAGGGCGCCGTTACGCAATGGTGCCTGGGAATGACGGCCCCGCGAATTGATACGTTGCAACGGATCGCGGAATATTTCCGCTGCACGCTGTCCGATCTCGCGGGCGATATACGGGATAATGATTATATAATTCATTCGCAGTTATACAATTACCTTTTAACCGAGGCGGACAAATTGAACGATAACGGTTTACGCCGTCTTTTAGATTATATAAACGATCTAAACGATATTTATAAAAAATAAGAAACGAAAAGCCCTCGCGATCGAGGGCAATTCGTAAGAAACGTAAAAGTAAAAAGCAAAGTTTTTACATGAGGTATTATAGCACATGAAAGCAAAATATACAAAACAAATCGTTTTAGGATACGGCCCCGACGGGCGCCCGATCCGTAAACGGATCTACGGAAATTCACAAAACGAATTATTACAACATGAACGACGTGCGAGGAACGAATACGACCGAGCAAATAACCCGAGTAAAATCACATTCGGCAATTATGCTATTAAATGGTTAGAAACATATAAAGCGGGGCGCGCTCCCGCAACGGTCGAGATGTACCGCACAAAATTTGTGCATTGTGCGCCTATTTGGAAACGCCCTTTTAATGAGGTCACGCGTTCCGAATACCAGGCGTTAATTACCGCCGTTGCCGACCGCCCTAACACGTCGTCGAAATTGCGTTTGATGTTAACGCAAATCATAAAGGCGGGCGCAGCCGACGGTATAATACCTTTTCCGTCCTGGAAATTGGAAACGGTAAAGCAAAAGGCTAAACCGGTAACCGCGTTATCCGAAACGGATATGATTAAAATATACGAATTGCCGTTACCGATTAAGGACCGTTTATTTGTTCGGCTGCTCGGCGTTTACGGCTTGCGTCCTGGTGAGGCGCTTGCGCTTTCGCGGGAAAGCATAACGGCCGAGGGCGGGCTGATAATCGACCGCGCCGTTAAATACGATCACAATAAAGCGTTTATCGGCCCTACGAAAAACGGGACCGTTCGGACGCTCCCGCCGTCCCAGGCGGTCGCTCCCCTCCTGGCGCAATATTTAGCCGAATTTAACGGTTTTTACCTTTTCGGCAATAATTCGGGCGCGCTGATGTCGAAAAGCCAAAAGGCGGCATACTGTAAGCGTATTTCAGAACAAATAGGCGTTAAAAGGTTATACGTCTTGCGTCATACCGTTGCAACGAAATTATATTACGCGATCTCGCCAAAATACGGCTCGCAGTTACTCGGAAATTCCGAAAACGTGTTTATAAATACATACGCGCATTTAGACCTTGAAAAAGAGCCGAAAATTAACGTTTTTTAGTATTTCTAAAGGACAAATATATAGTAAAACTAAAGGCCCCTAAAAAGGGCCTTTTTGTTCGTTATTTTCGGTTTCGACCTGGATAGCATTTTAAAAAGTGTGCTTAAAGTGTGCGTGAATTGCTAAAAAGTGTGCTTAAAGTGTGCTTAATACAACATAATACAACACAATATAAAGCAATATTTTTAAACAAAAAAACAAGCGAAATTCCTTTAAAATAAAGGGTTTTTCGCTTGTTTGTAAGGAATGAGACACCGGGGAATCGAACCCCGGACAACTTGATTAAAAGTCAAGTAATGACCGTTAAAATTCGTTGATTTTACAAGGAAATTTTAAAGGGGTGTTCTCAAAGTGTGCGCAGTATTTTTTTAAGTACAATAAAAAAAGGCCCTCCGAGCCTATGCGGTCGTCGGAGGGCGCCTAAAAACTCGGGGCCTTGTATGGATATGTATTTAGATTATCTAAAGAAAAGCAATTACTGTGTAGTTCGCATTTTTGCACTTTTGGGAGGCAACAAAAAAAGGAAAACTGCCCCGAGTAATTAGCTAATTAACTTTCGAATTAAGCCATTTTTGAAAAGCTGTAACGGTCTTGTATCCCATGTACCCGTCCATGTTGCCCGCGCCGTAACTTTGTAATTCATGCTGGAGCCTTTTTATTGTTCCTGGTCCCGCCTGGCCGTCTACTGCAAGCTCGCCTATTACCCTTTGCATTGCTTTTATAAGGTCCGAGCCTTTAGCCGCGCCGTCCGCGGTATATTGCCAAGAGCTCGTTTCACAATTCAAGTGATATTTTTTGAGGCTTGCCATTTGCGACGTTACTTTATCGGTATCCGTTATTTTTTGTTTGTGTATCGTCGAATAAACGTAAACCGCTAATTTTGTGGTCGCTGGTCCCCAGGCGCCGTCAACCGCGATCTTTTTACTCGGGGTAGGTGTCGGCTGGGATCCGTAATTAATGTATCTATAAAGGCGTCCGTGGTGGTCCCATTTTGAATACGCGCGCGTTCCGCCTTTATGGTTATACCTATAGCCGTTTGCGTCTGTGTAACTGGTCGTTATTCCGTTTGCGCCCCAGTCTGTAGTACATTCAACGGTATTGCATATACCGCCGTCATTAAACTCGCCTACGTATACGCCCGCGTGCTTGTTTCCGTCGTCTCCCAGGATACTTAAAAATTCGCCTGGTATCATGTTCGAAAAAACGGTCGAAACGTTACTACACAAATTGAGCACGCCCCTAATATCGACGTCGGGTATGTTTTGCCCTGGTGAAACGTACCAGCCGACGGGAGCCGTCCTTTTATACGCGGTCGGATCGTTAATTAAGCTCTTTATAAGGTTTGAGCAGTCCGCAGAGATTACGCTCGCGCTTTGTATATAAAGGCAATTCTGCGGATAACGGTTTCTATAAACCGAATTTCTTTTCATAGCTAAATATTTTAAGCGGTCGCAAAATTGCTGTGATGTCATTACGATTGCCATTTGTTAGCCCTCCTTTTTTAAATGGTCGATTTCTTTTTGTATAACGGTTATATCTTCCTCGGCTCTATACATGCGGTCAATAAGGTTGTTATGCTTTTTCATTTGGTTTTCGAGCTGTTCAATTCTATAGTTTGTTAATCGGCCCGAAATGACCGCGGATATTACCCCGCTAACGATCGTTCCCGCTAACGCTATAAGTGCTACAATTACCGTGCTGTCCATTATTCGCCCTCTGTTTCTGTGTTTGCTTTTTCGGTTATGTTGTCGTTTTTGCTGTTAATAATTAGCTCGTTTTCCTGGTAAAATCTCGCGGAAAAAATCTCGAGCGTCGCGGCTAATAGTGTGCATATTGCCGCTATTGTTTGATTGATTTCGTCTGCAAGCGGTAATAGCCATATACTCGCGATAGCGATATAAAAAGCTCCCAGGGCTGGGAGCCAACGTTGAATTTTATTTAATATGTCATATAGTTTATTACTCATTTTTTAACCTCCTAAAACGATAACCATTGTCCCGCGGTGAAAGCCCGTTATCGCGCTCCCGCTTGCGTTCTGTATCGTTACTGTTCCGTCCGATTGTATCGTGATTAAAAGGTTACCGCTCTTGTTCTGCGATTGCATATTAGCGTAACTGTAATAACCGTTCCTCGGTAAGTTTATCTGTCCGATCGTGACGGCGCCGCCTCCCGTTGCAAGCGAGGTTGTTACTTGTAAATTCATGTCTACTATTACAATACCGCCAACGTGCCAGGCCCTTATACGGTTAAACGCCGTGCTGGATACGTTACTATTGCTTGAATACGACGTCGTTAACTGTTTAGGAAAAATAAGATTATATATTAAAGTAAATAAACGCCTCATATTATTTGCCTCCATTTATCCGCGTCCCACGCGCCCGTTGTTCCGTTGCTTATGCACTCGTAATAATGAGAGCTCCGATAAACGGCCGCGCCCGCGTTATATGTTTCCGCGGTATTGTACGGCGTCGCAACGGCGGCTATTACGCGGTCGTATTCCGTGTCCGATATATCGTATTCAACGTCGCGGATCCATAAGCCCTCCTCTTCGGCCTCTGCGAAAAATCGGACGCCCAGCCCTCCCGCAAGGCGTGAAATACATATAACGCCCGTACTTCGGCTTTGAGTGCTGCTTGTTACGCTGTCCGTTATTGTTACTATGTATTCATAGCTCGTTACGTCAACGTCCGCGATTGTTTCGGTGAATGTATAAGTAAATTCGTAATCGGATAAAACGGCGTCCTCTACTATTGTAGTTTCAACCGCGGTTTTTGTGTTTTTGCGAATTATCGTAATTAATTTGTCGTTTAAATTATTAACGGGCGCGATAGTTCCCGTAATAGTGACGTTAACTGTATTTCCCGATACTTCGGGTAAGATTTCCGTAATCGCGGGCGTCCAATACTGAATAACAGTTAAATTAACCGTTTCGGTCGCTGTCCGTCCCCTGGTGTCCGTAACCGTTAAAGTCGCTGGGACCGTTCCGTATGTTTTCAGTTTTTTGCTATTAATCGTTACCGTACTCGCGTTATTGTACTGGCCCGTCTTTGTGTAAGTAACGCCGTCAACGGTTAGCGATACGGTGCTAACATATACGAGCCCCTGGCCGTTGTATGATGATGTAAAGCCAGTAACGACCGCTTGTACGGTCGATAAACTTTGCACGTATAAGTTAAACCCGCTCGCCGTTCCCTCGCTTATTGTTTTAGTATACGTCGGCGTATAAGCTGGTACGCTTGCGGTTACGGACCGCATGACGCGCCCTACTTCTTTATTCGTGCTGGTATACGTTACCAGTTCTATATTTATTTCGGTACTTTCCGCGTCCCATAGATACGGCGCCCAGTTTAGCGGTATTGTGCCCGAGTCGGTGTACGGCGTCGTACTGCCTGGCTCGATATACGCCGCGCCGTGCGCCCAAACAGTCAGCGGGCCGAAAATATAACGCGTCGCATATTTTAAGCTCGTCGCGGGCGGTGTGAACGTTACCGTTTGCGTTCCGCCAAACTCGACCGTCGCGTCGAGTGTCGTTATCGGTGTAGTCGGGACGTATAACGTTTTAAGGCCAGTCTGCGCCGTCGTTCCCGTTATCGTTACTCGGAGTGTTGCCGATACGTTACCGCTAATTTGGTTAATAACGGTACTTGGGACGGGTATATCGTGCGTCGTTGCGTTTGCTGTAAGCGTCGCGTTATAACTATACGCTCCGATCGTCGCGTTAATTCGCCGTGTACTGGCGCTTGGATCCGCGGGAAAATTAACGCGCTGGTCCGTTCCGATATAATTACTCGTTGTTACAAAACTAATCGCCATTATTTAGCCTCCTATCCATACGTCATTAAGATTAACGCCGACGCCTGGAATATAGCTCGCCTCCCGTATGGCCCATTGCCCCGCGCCGCCGTATGAAAATTTAACTTGCTTTTCTACTTCTGCGGTTTCTTGTTTAGTTCCCTCGGGCGTAACAGTAAACAATACCACGCCCGCCGAATTAACAATAGAATAACTTTGATTGTCTTGTTCTGTGTGATATTCCGCGTCTGTCTTGCCTATCGTTAGGCTGTTTGCGTCGAATGTAAACCAGGTCGATATATAACCGTTGTCGCCAAAATATACGGATATATTATCGCTCGCAAGCTGTAACGCCGCTACTTGCGCGGACAGCGCGTTTAAATCGGTCGTCGTTGCGCGTAAAGTTATATCCTGGGCGTTTTGGTCTATAGCTGTGCTGTTTTGCGTTACGCGTTCGGTTAAATCGTCTACCGCGGCGTTAGTCGCGTTAACGTCCGAATTAAGCGCGTAATTTGCTATTATGCTGTCTTGCGTCTGCTCGAGCTTGCTTAATTTGCGGTTTTGTCTGCCTATATATCCGTATTGCGTGGTCCCTAAAGTCAATATATCCCCGCTCGGATCCAGTAAATTTAAATCTTGCGATAAACAGTTAAAATACTGGTTAAGCCCGTGCGCGTCCGAATGAACGAAAATTTTAGTTCCGATTTCAAACGCGTCTATAGTTTCGTCTATCGCCGCCAGGTCTACCGCGCTAACAGTTATTGAAACGGTGCCCGTTGAAACGTCGGCTAAATAGTCCGTTCCTTTTTGTACCAGGTTTTCGGGTACGGTCACGTCGTCCCAAATCTGATAACCTACGACGCGCCCGTATTCTGAAATCGCGTCCGCGTCCTCTAAATAGTCCTGGTCCAATACGGCGTATTCCTGGACGTCCAATAAGTTAATGCGCCTACGCGTTCCGTCGCTTTGTTCAACTTCCGCGCCCAGCGGTACCAAAACGCTTATAAGGTCCGCGGCGTTCTCGCTTTGTTCAACGTCTAAAAGGTTATCGCCGAAATTAACGCGCTGCGTTGCGTTTGTTGTTATGGTCGTCCAATTAAACAATAAATCGCCGTTCGATTTTTCCACGCCCATATACCCGCCGTATGTTTCCTGGAGGTCTAATAAACGCTCCATTGTGCTATTATAGTTTTCATACTGGCGGAAAATTATATTATCTTTTTCGGGTATGTTTATCGTACCTAAAGTTAGCTGTTTGTCCGCGCCTACCTGGGCGTTATGCTGTGTTATAAAATCGGTTATAAGGTCCGTTATACTCTCGTTAAAGATCGCGGGCCTTAAAACGCTATCGTTAAGAACCGCAAAAAGGCCCTCGCAAGTTACCGTTAGTACGGTGTTAAACTCGCCGTCTATAGAATAAACGCGCCCGCTAAAAATTAAATCGTCGTCGCGGTATACGTCCACGTAATCGGCTAAATTTTTAATTGTGCTGTATACGGTATTTGTCGGCGCGATCTTAAAGGTAAAAGTTCCCGCGGTGCCTACTTCTTTATAAAGCTCCGCGGAAACAAGCGCGAGCGCGTCTAATGTGCTGTCGCTTTTAAAAAATATATTATTGTTCAGATATGCTGTATACATTTTTTATAATTCGCCTTGCCTATAAGTAAAGGTTGTTGTCCCCGTGCTCGTTACGGTTACGGTCGTCGTTCCCTCGCGTAATTCCAGGTCGCTTAAAATATGAGTTCCCGCGTCTATCGTCGTTGTAACGTCGCCGTAAGTTAAAGTCGTTTCGTCCGTTGTTTCTATCGTCGGGGTTACTTCCATACGCCCGTTATCGAGTGTTGCCGTTCCCGAGCCCGATATTATTACTTCGGTCTCCAAGACCGCGTATTTATACGGATCCGCGGAAACGGTTATATTGAAAGTCCCTAAATCTTCGTCCGAGCCTTGCGCGTCGACCGTTATGTAGCCGTTCCAGTAATACTCGGGGTCGGCGTCAAAAATAACCTCTAAAGTCTGCCCGTGTATAGCGTTCGATACTTCCGTTAATTTCTGCTGATAATTACACGCGCCAACCACATTAAACGCCAGGCTTATAATGCGCTCGCCGTACGCTATTTTATTCCCCATGATTGCGGGCGTTAAATCGACGACGCCGTTACGCCCTGGTACCTCCACAATAAAGCGCTGCGGTACGGGCGGTGTTACCGCCACGTCCGCAAGCAATAAACCGAAATCGTCGTAACTGTGATAACTACCGAAATTTATTCCTATCATTTATATAGTTCCCCTCGCCGTTAATGTATCCATTGCGCCGAATTTTGTGCTGAATTTCGGCGCTAAACTTCCTACAAGCTCGCCACTATCCATAACGACGTCACGGCTTGCCAGCTCGGGCAAATATTCTTTTAATAGCCCTACGACGGCCGTTATATCGCGGTTTTGTGCGCTTGCTCGGCTTGCGTATGTTGTCATTGTATTAGCTCCCGTTATTGACGGCGCCTTTACGCCGCTCATAGCGTTAATAGCGGTATCGGCCATGTTTTTACTTGCTTTTTCTACCATGTCCGTACTGTCCGTTATACCGATCGCAAAACCCTCGCCGACGTATTCGCCGATTTTCATAAATACCCGCGACGGTGATTTTTCTTGTAACCTTGCGTTTGCTGATGTGACAGCCGCGCCCGCAAGTTCACGCGCTCTTCGCTTGATTTCCGCGATCCAGTAAGTGTTTGAAAGTCCGTCCGCAAAACCCTCTGCGGCGTTCTTTCCGCTTTTCTCCCATTCGCCCGATTTTAAGCCCTCTATACCGATCTGTACGAGCGCCTGGGCCTCTTCTTTTGTCAAGTGTTCCGCTACTTTTTGACCGTTTACGTAAGCGTCTACGGTGCCCTCGCCCGCGTCTTTAAAATCTACCTGGGCGTCAAGCGCTGCGCCTAACTGGTTAGCAAGAGCCTCTTGCCAATGTCCCGTCGCTATGTTCACGTTTTCGTTAACCGTCTGCGCGTAAACGCTGGTATCTCCTCCCATAGCCTCGAAAGTTTCGTATGAGGTGGTTTCGATCGCGTCAAAATCGCCCTCAATTATTGCGGTCATGTTATCTAATGCTTGCTGGGAGTTATACGCAAAACCGCGCGCCGTTTGTTCGGTGGTTTTGTATTGCGCGTCGGCGTCCGCTACGGCTTGCGTTGCCTCGTCTACGGCCCGTTTTGCGTCTTTTACGTATGGTATTTGGTTTACGTATATACCGCTCGGATCTTGTTGCTTTGCCCTTGCGATCGCGTCCGCGTACGCGTCTTGCGCTGCGGTTAAATTGTCGTTTGCCTCGGCTTGCTTTATGCTTAAATCTTCAAGCTCGCGTTGGCTGTCTATAAGGCCTTGCTGCGCCTCTTCAAGCTGGCGCGTCCATACGGCGGTCATTGCCTCTTGCTTTTTAGCCTCGATTAAGTCGTAAACCGATTGTTCTAACTCGTTATAGTTAGTTATCATTCCGTCGGTTATTTCGTATTCGGTCCCTAAAGCGCCGTTCAGCTGGTCTAATAACACTTTAGCGCGGGCCTCTTCGCCCTCGGCTATTTTGCCGTTTGCGTCTACCAGGCCGTCTAACTGTTCGAAAAGGTTTTCGGATAGCGCCGCCTCGCTTTCAATGCTTGATAAAGATTGCTCGCGGGCCTCGTTCATAGCGTTATAACTTTCGGTAAGCGCGTCTACGTCCGCCTGGTTTGCCTCGATTTCGCCCGCAAGTTCACGCGTTGCCGCGATTAAAGGATCCGCCGCTATTCGTGCCTCTTCTTGCGCTTTGCCCCAGGATATAAGGGCTGTCGCTCCGCCGATTAATGCGGCCGCTATTCCCGTTATCATTCCGCCTATTCCGAGAAATTGCGAAATTTTTATGGCCGCCATTGCCGCGCCTATTCCCGCAATAACCGAAATAACCGCGTCGCCGTTGTCTACAAGCCATATAAAAACGTCTATTAATTTTTCAAACGCGGCGCCTATTTTTGTTCCGACCGCTTGCCAGTCAACTTTTTTAATAAACTCGTTTATTTTATTTATTGCGCGCGTTAGCGCTGGCGCCAGCCCCGCGCCGATTGAATTTTTAACAACGTCTATACGTTTTCCGAAACGGTCAAACTCGTCTTGCAGCCCGCCCAGGCTTTCTAACATGTCGTCGCTTAAAATATAGCCCGTTTCTTCGGCCTCTTTTCCCAGCGCCTCGAGCTGGTCCGCGCCCGCCTCTATAAGCGGGTTTAGTTCGGTCGCCGATTTGCCGAAAAGGTCCATAGCCAGCGCGTCGCGTTCGGTTTCGTTTTCCATTTTCCCGAGCGCGTCTATTACGTCGTAAAATACGTCCTCGTTGTCGCGTAAATTGCCGTTTATATCGGTAAACGAAACGCCTAAAGCATTAAACGCCTCATACGCCGAGCCCGTGCCGTCGCTTGCGCTGCTCATGTTTTTTGTTAACTTCCGTAAGCTCCCCGCGATCGTTGAAACGTCAACGTCAACAAGCCCAGCCATATAACTGAATTTTTGTAAGCTGTCCGCGGATACGCTGGTCGTACTTGCAAGTGTTAAAATGTCGTCGGCGTATTTCGCGCCGTCGACGGCCATACTCTTTAAAGCGTCCGCCGCCTTGCGCAGCCCGTCCGTTACAAGGTTAGCGAGCGCGCCTTTCATTACTGTAAAGCCCTCGGACAGCTTGCCCGTTGTATCGGTTGCGCCTTTTTGTGCCGTGGTTAAAAGTTTAGTTTTTCCCTCGGCGTCGTCCATTTGTGCGGTATATTTATTTAAACTTTGGTTAGCGCTTATAATTTCACGCTGTAACGCTGCAAGCTGTTTTTTCTGCTCTTCCGTCCCGCCGTTTTTCATTTCCGCGGTTAACTCTTCTTCGGCTTGTTCAAGCAGTTTTATTTTATCTTTGGTATTGTCGATTTGCTTTTGCAGCGCTTTCTGTTTCTGCGCTAAAAGTTCAACGTTTGACGGATCCAGCTTTAACAGCTTTTCAATGTCGCGGAGTTCCGTTTGCGTGCTTTTAATGGAGCTGTTAACATCCTTTAAAGAGTTAACGACGCCCGACGCGTCGGCGCTTAATTCTATTGTAATTCCTCTAACTTTTGTACTTGCCATGTTCTACTTTATCCCCGCCATTTTATTAAAGTCGTCCTGGGTTGCTAAATAGTCATATTCGTATTCGTCGTTTAATCGTTCCGTTACCAGGTCGTATACCATGCCGACCGATATATATTTAAGATCGTCAACCCGTAACCCGAGCCCGAGCGCGTTTTTAAGATATAACGCGGTATTAAACTCGCGGTCTATTGGTCGGCGCTTTTTTTTTCTTCGCTCGTCTGTTCTTGTTCGTCTATCCATAACGCTATTATTGCGTTCAGATTGTTTAAGAACGTGTCCGTTTTAAACTCTGATAACCAATCAATAAACGGCGGTATATTGCCGTTAGCGTGCTTTGCCATTGCGTAAACAAGCTGGTATATCGTTATAATGCTTTCGTAAGGTACCGTCCCGCTGTCCTTTGCCGATTGCGTTATAACGCTCATGTCTTTAAATAGATCGCTCTTAAATATCTCTCTATAAATAATCGGTAACGCCGCGCTGGTCGCAAGCGTTACCTCTTGATCGTCCATTTTGATTGTTGTTGTTTTCATTCGTTGCCTCCATTTGCATAATTAAAGGCGGCATATTTCAGCCGCCTTAATTATTAAGTTTCCTCGTCCTCGGGCGGTATTTCTTCGCCGTCGTCCTCGTCCTCGTCGGGGGACGGCGTTATTAAAAATCCGACGCTACTACTGCGTTAAACCACGCCTCCAAGTCTGCCTCGCTTGTTGCGTCTGTTGAACAGATTTTAACCTCGCCGTCGTCGTTTGCCGAAATTGTTAAATTAAGTGTTTCGGTCTGTACTTCGATACTTTCCTCGTTTGTCTGTCCCGCAAGTTCGGGCCTTGTTGCGCTGGCCTTATAAAACCAATAGCGCGTTTCTGTTTGGTCTCCGTCAAACTGAAAACCAAACGCAAAGTATGTTGTCTGTACGCCCGTTGTTTCAACTAAATTGTTATTAGTGTCTACCGCCTCGCCGAGTACATCTACTTTAAAGCTCTGCGGTATAAGTGCGATTTCAAGATCGCCCGTATATCCGTTGTTATTGTGGTACTCATAATAATTTACGCCGTCTGCGTAAAAGATATAGTCTGATGTCTCGGGTGAAAGCGATAAACTAACGGCTCCAGGTATTGCTACTGGTGTTCCGTAAGTGCCGTCCGCTGTGTTCAATACCGCGTAATGAACGTTCTTAAGATTGTATTTTACTTTATTTGCTGGCATTTATTTTATTCCTCCATGTTATTAATTGTTATGTCATAGCTCCAACGATAACAAGCCTCGTCGTCTATCGGGCTTTGTTCTTTGTCCCAGTACGTAAAAGCTAACGCGTCCTCTAACGCCTCCTCGGCGTCCAGGTCGCGCCCGCGGGTGTATAAATCTATCTGTATAACGGATAGTTTTTTATATACCACGCCGTCGGCGCCAAAATTATCCGTCCGTGTTTCCTGGAAAACAACAAACGGCATAGCGGGCGCGGCGCTCTCGGGAAACGCTAAATAAGCAACGGGTAAATCGCTCGTCTCTAATTGTGTTTTAAGCTGTTCTAATGTCATTTTTTTAGCCCTTTTGAATATCTTTAATTATCTGATCGTTTAATAGTTTTATTGCCTCTTCTTCGGCTGGCGCCCAATGCGGATACGCGTTACTTGTTCCGCGGTAAACTTTCGATCGGATCGCGTGACCGCGCTCGAGTAAGTGCGTTAACTGGTATTGCGTGCTGTAAAGCGTGCGCGTCGTTCGGTATGCGGTGCTTTCTGTTTTGTCAACGGAAAACGATTTTTTATACTTTTTACCGCCTATACCTTTTCCCGCCGCGTACATCATTAACAGCTTTTTGCTGCGCGTTGCGGTATCCTCTACCGCCTCGGGTACGCTTTCCACTACGTCGTTAGCGTATTCCTCCAGGATATTAGTTAATTCCCGCTCGAAATTGTCGGGCGTTATCTTTTTATGCGTTGCCAACTTCTAACCCGCCTTTACTTTCGCAATAAAGTTCTATCTCTTCCGATTGATTTTCGTACGTCCGATAAACGCCGTAACGCTTGCCGTATTCGTCCTCAATAATAAGCTCGCCGTTATAATCGTAACGGAAAACAACAAAACAGATGTCGGGACGCAAGCCGTTGCGTCCAGCCTCAAACCACTCGTTACGCGATATAGATTGTTTTTTTGCGTATACCTGGCGTTCCGTTTCTTTAGGCACGAATTGCCCTATATCGTCCTGGCTTTGCATTTCGGATATTAAATATATGATTGTGCTCCTATCCATTAATAAACTCGCTTTCCCAGTTCGTATATCCCGTCGCCGTCTTTAGCTGGCCTTTTATCTGCTCATAAGCGCCGCGTAATTGCTCGTAATTGTCGGGCGCGCCGAAATAACATTTAACGTACGTAATAATAGCGCGAACGATCATAGCGTCATTTAATGGATAGTTCGCCGCTGTGCTGTCCTGGATCGCGTTAACCATTACCAGGTCGCTATAGCACGCCTCTATTAGATCCGTAATTTCGGTATTATAAGCGTCCGTCGTTACGCGTAACGCCGTCTTGCATTTAGCCAAAAGGGCCGTTAAAACGTTATTATTCATTTTCTACACTCTTTTTTGATTTACTCGTTTTTTTCTTGCTTGTTTTCTTTGGCGCTACTTTCTTTTCGGGCTTTTCTATAACGGCCGTTTCTATTTCTTCCGTTACAATTTCAAGCGGTGACGCTAAACCGCCGCTTATTAGTGCAAGCGCTTTTTTGTCGCCTATCTCTTCTACGGATCCCGCCTTGTAAACGCGGCCGTTTGTATACATAGCCCTCTTTATTTTAAGTTTCATTTTTTGCCTCCAAAAAAGGCGGCCGTTAGACCGCCTTAAATATTATTATTCGCCGTCTTTTATAAGGTTAACAAACGCGTTTGGCGCTGTAACTGCAAAACCAGCATACATACGGCCCATAATTCTAATAAGGTCGCTTGTCATGAGTGTTTTGTCGTCAAACTTAATGTCTACGCCGTCTCCCGCTGGGAAGTTAACCAGGAATTTATTAAGGTCACCTACGATTGCAAACGGCTCGTCGTCGGTTGTATCGGTAAAGCTGTCGAAATTATCCGTAAAGAGTACTGGGAGGCCCTCGAAAATATCTGTTGCAAACTGGCCCGCATACTGTACGGCTTTAAATTCTGCCCATGTGCCTTTACTCATAATAATAACTGGGTTACTTGCCTCGTCGGAAAGCAATGCTATTGCCTGGCTGATTGTTGACTGTGCAAGTGCTGTAACTGGGAGCTGCGGTACGCCCGCTGCTGTTGTTGTAGATGTTGCGGGTGCTGCCTCGATTGTTCCTACTACCATCTGCGCTGCAAGGTGCGCTATTCTGTAAGTAAGTTCATCATATATATAGTCGATAAATTCGGACCCCGTTAAATCATAGATTTCGTCGCTTAAACTGACAAATTTCTTAATTGAAACGGGGGTAAGGGTTGCAATACCAAGTACAAGCTCTTCCTCGTTGATCGGATCGCCGCCCTCTTCGTGTATTACGGCTGGTGAAGATGACACCTCAAAACCTACTTTTAAAATTCCCTTAATATAAGATTTTCTAACGCGCGATAAAATGTCGTCTTTTTCCCAGGCTGTCTGTATACGGTCGTATACGATCTGCGGTACTGGCACGTCGCCCGTTGTAAGGGCTCTACATTCTTTATCATCGCCTGTTTTAAGGTATTCTGCGTAAGCGTTTATATACTCTTTTGAGTTTCTGATTTCTACGTTATCCATTGTTTTGTTTTCTGTCCTTTCTTCGATTTTTTCTACTACTTCGATTGTCTCGTCCTCGGCAATAGCTTTACGCTCTTCGATTTTTTCAGCCTCTTCTTTTACGCGTGTTTCAAGTTCGTCATTGATTGCGCGGGCCTCTTCTTCCAGGGCGTCAAGATCTGCCTCGGGGTTTTCGATTTCCTCGCGTATTTTGGCTTTTCTTTCTTCCAGCTCTAATACGCTTTTTTCTTTAAGTTCCATTAAAAAACCTCCGTCAAAATTCTTATTTTTTGTTTTCTCTTTTCGAGTTCTTCGGCTCTTGCGATCTCCTCGCGTTCCTTTTCGATTTCTCCCTCAATAAAGGCCCTCGCCGCTATAGTAGTTTCGGGGTTGGCTGGTATACTTACCGCGGATACGTCGTATAACTTGCGGATCCCCGTTACTGTCCTTGTTTTTGATTTTCTGTCGTACGCGTCCGCGGATACTGTAAACGCAAAACTCATTTGGTCTATTAACCCTTTGTTTATCGCGTCGTATAGTTCGCGGCTCGCTTTGGTACTGGATAGATCGGCTATTACTTTTAAGCCGTTATCGTCTGTTTCAAGCTGGAGCGTTCCGTTTTTATTGCGCGCAAAAACCATACCCGCGTGGTCATACTGCATGATTACGTCGCTCATGTCCGTATTTTCAAACGCCCCGCGGTCTATCTGCTCGTAATATTCCACGCCGTCGTCGTCCGTCCATAACAGATATGGCTCGTTAAACGTGGTCGCGTAACCCTCCACAATATAGCTATTTTCCGTTTCTTCGGCTTTTCGTACTTCAAACGGTTTCGTTATCGTTCTGTATTCTCTATCGCTTTTAATCGGCATTTTTAGCCCTCCTCCTCGGTATTTAATTTTTCGTCGGCGTCGTAATATTCGCCGCGGATAATATAGTTATCGCCGTCGTCTATCGGCGGTAAGTTCCATATTTCCCTTATTTCGTTTCTGCTCATTATTCCGCGGTCCAGCATTGCCGACGAAACGCGCAATTTATCGTTATTCGTCATATACTGTAAACGGTTAGCAGTTACAAACACGCCCGCGCCGTAACTTTGTTCCTTTTTCGTAAAAAGCATGTTTGTCAAAACTTCCGCAAACTGTACCGCAAACGGCTCTATAGCGCCCTCGTAAAATGCGCTCCACGCGTCGCCGTATGCTTTGTTCTGTAATATATCCTCGTTCACGCCGAAATAATTAAAAACGTTAGTCTGTATTATTTTCATTTGTTCGGCGTCTACCACGTACGGCTTGCTGTCTATTTTCTGTATGTTTGAATAGGTATTCGGAAATAGCAATATACCCGAGTTTTCGCCCTCCAGGTTGTCGCGCGAGAAACGCAAGCGCTCTTTTTTAAGGTCGTCGTCTTTCGCAAAATTGGAAAGCTGGGCCATAAAACGAAACGTTGCAGCCGATTTTACGCCCTCTTTTATCCCCTGGTTTTGAATGTCTATCAATTCCATTGTTGATTTTAGGGCTGGTAAATTGCTCTCGCCGAAAAAGTCGTTTTTATATTGATATTTCGTTAGGATCCCGACCGCGGACAATTCCAGGGCCGCGCGCTCGCCGTGCCGAAATTCATAACGGATATAAGGCACGCCGTCTTTAGTTTGTACCAGCTCGCAACGGCTCGGTAAGATAGGGAATATCCCGTTTATATCTCCGTAACGGTCGAATACTGGCACGATAAAAGCTGTATTCTGCGCGTCTAAAATGGTTGACAGCCTATATAAAAACTGGCTCCAAGTATTCCACTCGTTCGGCGCGTGCTTTAATTTATTCACGGTCACGGGTTGCGCCGCGCCCGTAAACTCTACTTTGAGTTTGGATACGTTGCGCGCCTTTGCGTCGATCGCCGAGCGTACTAACTCGTTTTCATAGATCGCGCCCCGCCAAGATGTAAACGCGGGCGTATACGCGGTCAACGTTTTAAACGCCTCGAATTGCTGGCGCGCCTCCGCTTTTGCGGTGCCAAAAAGTTTCTCAAAAAGTCCCATTTTTACCTCTTAATTTTTTAATTGTTCCCCTATTTCCGCGTAATATTTCTGCCGTACACAAATTGCGTCAAGTAATGCGGCTGTTCCGTCTATGTGATCGCTCGGGGCTATTTTTACAAGCCTTAATTTATTTTGTTCTGTGTCGGTCTTTACCGCGGAATTAAGTAAATGTATTTTAAGTAAATCGTTATCGCCAAAGTTAAACGCGCCGTCTTTTATAAGGCCCTCCGTTTCGCGTATAACGGGCGTTAGATTGTTGCCCTGGTAAACGTCGTCCGTGTGAAAACCCGCGCCGTCAAGTTCCGCTATTAAGTATTGCGCGCTGTAGCGGTCGTAACCTACCTTTAGCGGGTATATCTGATAATCACGTACAAGCGCCGCAATGTATTCGTATACGTCGCGGTAATCTACGAAATTATCGCCCGATAATTGCAAAAACCCTTTGGCGATATACTGTTTATACGATATCCCCTCTTCGGCTATTGCGTCGTCAAGCCGTCCGCTCGGCATAAAGAATTTAGCGAATACATTTATGACGCCGTCTTTTTCTATGCACGTTATAACGGCTGTTAGGTCCGTCGTCTGTGAAAGATCCACGCCGACGACCGCGTAACTGTCTTTAAAATCTTCCAGCTTTAACGGGCCTTTAAACGCCTTTTCGATCGTTACCGCGTCAAGCCATGCGGCCGAGCTGTTAGCCTTTATATTGCAGTATTTCGCTAACATTTCGTTGCGTTTTGAATAGGAGCCCTCGGCTATCGCGATCTCGTCTAACAGATATTTCACGGGTACGCTAACCCCTAAATTTGGGTTGCTTTTATGGAGCTCGTTAATATCGTTCCATTTGGTCGGATCGTCTACGGAATAAATAAACGGTAACAGCCTATTTTCTTTTGTGTTGCCATTTAAAAAGGCCGTCGAACGTTTTATAAGTTCGTCATATATTCCGTCGTTGATGTATCCCGCGGTCGTTATTGCTAATATAATAGGCTGTTTCCTGGCGCCTAACGCGGACCGCATAACTTCATACTGCTTTAAACCGCGCTCGCCCGTCCAGCTCGCCAGCTCGTCCGCGATTACTAACGACGGGTTAAAGCCGTCCGATTTTTTCTCATTAAACGCGATACGCTTAACCGTGCTATTTGTGCTTTCGACGAATAGGTCGTTTTTCCGCGGTTTTATGATGTCGTTTAAATCGGGCTCGCTTTCGCATGTCCTTTTAAACGATTGATATACAAGGTCGGCCTGGTCGAGTTTCGGAGCCAGGCAAAAAACGCGCGCGCCGTATTCGCCGTCGGCAAACAAGCAATACGCAATAATTGCGCTGGCTAATAATGTTTTGCCGTTCTTTCGGCCTACCACGATAAAGCACTCTTTAAATTGTCGTACACCGTCCGCGTCCACTATTCCGAAAAGCGCCGAAATAATAGCTTTTTGCCATAATTCCAGCTTTAAAAGATCGTCGCGCCCCTCTGTATGGTGTACGAAAGTTTCGATAAACTTTATCGCGCGGTTAGCCTTTTTTAGATCCAAGTAAAAAAGCCCGTCCTCCAGGCCTTTTATTAGATAGTCATATATTGCTATTATCCATTTTCCGACGATTACGGAGCCGTCTTTTATCTGCTGGTAATACCGAAAGATATAATTTTCGCTATTCATTTAAAAACTTGTCGAGCTTGCTTTCGCCCGTTTCCTCGGGCAGTAGTTCCTCTAATTGCTTTAACGCGGATGTATAATTTTTAATCAGCGCGTTATAAACGTCGGCCTCGGAGCTTTTCTTTATTCCGTACTGGTTAGCCCCGTTTTGATATTCTTCGGTCCAGCCCTTTTTTTGTAAGATTTCTTGCAATTTGTCCAGCTCGTCCTCCATGAACTGCTTGAACATGTCGGAAACTGCCTTCAGGTCGTCAGCGTCCTTAATGCCGCCCTGGGGCAGGTCGATGGAGAAGTTCACGCTCTTTCCGGGGCGAAGGGAGCAGGTCGCCGTGGCTACCTGCCTGCGCTCGCTCCCTTCCACGGAAATGGCGTTGCAGGTGGTCTGCTGTGTGTCCACTCTCTCAATCGCCATGGGTTAAGCCTCCGCGCCGGACGGCAGGGCGGCGGCCACCCACTGGCCCGCCTCGTTCACCGTCAGCACCTTTCCCGCGTCCGCTGCCGTCACGGCGGGCAGCTCCGTGGGCACAGCCATCTTGCCCCACGCGCCGCCGGACACGCCCAGCTGGTAGTTCTGGGTGATGCCGGTCTTGTAG